GTGTTGTTTGAGGTGAAGTTGGATACATTCCATAACATTATCAAGAGTTAGAGCACTACCCTCATAGTAGTAATCCATATTCATTACATCTGTGACTTTGAGTTTGTAATAAAAATCTCCATCAGAAGAATACTGATGAATGATGATGTCAGTTTCGTAGTTCATCGGTTTGTTTCTTATGAAGTCATTATAAGGCAAAAGGAGCACCTGTGGGATGCTCCTGTGCCAGTTCTTCAAGTGTCCTATTTCAGTTCATCTTCCTCTTTTTGAATAGCAGAGATAGCATTTAGAAACTCCAAACCATATTTACCTACAACCCAAGCATCTTTATCCTCAAAGAACCTAGTACCGATGGTTCTCATATCATAGCCTTCTGTGCTTTTATTGAAGAAAGCAACGACATAGCAACTATCACCAGAGTCGTGAGTATACCACTTGACGAGTTCATACTTGTTGTTGACTTTACTCCAACGAAACTCTATGTTACGAAATCTCATTCTTCTTCCTCTTCATAAGGGAACATTTCATCATACTCTTCATCAGTGAGAGTCAGATACTGAACATCAGCATCTTTGTGCTCTTCGGCATACACTAACTGATAGTGAGCAAAACTACTTTCAGAAGTGCTAGCGTACTCTATGAGTCCATCAACAATACAAAGGTAATTCATTAGAGCACCTCCCAGTGTGCATCAGATTTGTCACCGAAACGATTAGTTCCAGTTCTTGTACTAACCCAAAAAAAGTATTTACGGTTTTCTGATGCCAAGAATAACTCACCACCAGTGTCCTGCTCTACAATACAGACAGGATTGTTTCCCATGATATTTGCTAATCTATTCTTCGCCTTGCTGCTTTTGGGTCTTACGGTTACTCTTCTCATTTTGGATCTCCAGTTTCAGTTTGCGAATACCAGTAATAAAGTAAGCAAAATCACGGGATTCAGTCACCCGTTTTTCTTCACCACAGACACCACATTTACCATTCCAGACAGATGAACAACCGACTGAATAAACACCATAAGTTTGACCACAATCCATACAAGTGGTGCCTGCCTGCTCAAGTCGTTTGAGTAGTGCCTTCTTCTCTTTGAGAGTCATAGGGGCGTTTCGTATAATGGTATTATAGGGCATCAGGAGGCGTCTTCAACGTCCTCTGTGCCAGTTTCCAAAGTGTCCTCATCGCCAGTAAGGTCTTTAAGTCTATTCATAAAGTCTTCATCAAGTGGATAGACCTTTTCTTCACCACGATCAATCCTATCACACATCTCCATCAGATATTCTAGAAACTCTTTGGGATATGTTTCATCCATATTAATGCTGCACCAGAACCACTGATAACATTCTTCATATGGATCGTCGTTTTTCAGCAGAGCATAATCAGCATAGTTTCCACTGATGAGATCTCTCCACATCTTAAAGTTGTTCCAGATCTCTCTCCAACCAGTCTGGAAACAATGTCCGAAGTAATACTCAAACCAGTTCAGTTTTTTCTTCATCAACACTCATCCATTCCAAGATAATCAGTCTCTTTTTCATCCACTTCCTCTAAATGGTCCCATCTCCAAGTGCGGGAAAGCAAATCAATATCAAACCCAAACTTATATGCCCAGAAGAGAATACCTAAAAGACCATTACTTCCCATTGTAATCTGAAGATAAGGTGAAGAAGGATAATCATTCCAACTTACAGAAAACTGAAACAAACTCCATCGTTTAATATTAACAACTTGGACATAAACTTCGTGTCCAAAATCATAGCGGTGTTTAAATTTAATCAGATTCATTGTTCTCCTCAAAGTCAAACCATTCATACAGGGAATTCATCGCACCATCTACCACACAATCAACCACAGCATCTTGGTGTGGGTTCTCTACGTGTTTATGAGCACGGGAATATCCATACCTGACACCTTCTTCCAGTGCCATTTCCAATACCTTACGGAAGTTGGGTTTCATATCAATAAGGAAGAGATTTCAGACCATCCAGAACTTCCTGAAAGCGTTCGGCACGACTTTTATGGTGCTCTACATTTTCTTCAAGCACACCAACAATATCGTCCAAGACAACATCCAGAGACGCATCAGTATCAAAGTATTGTTGGATTGCTTCGGCAAGATACCGCCGCCGACTCCATTCCATACTATAGGGTTTGTAGTCCATAATAATGGGTGTATATGGGTGTATTATAGGGTATCTAGGTCTGGTTGTCAAGATCTAAACATTTCTCAAACTTATCTCTCAACTCATTGAGTTTAACTTGATGTTGAAACTCCATAATATGATCCTTTATTTCTTTCTCAACATCGGTCAGTTCTAAACGATACTTGAGTTTAATATCAACAAGACGCACCATTTCCATATAGAATTCTGTGCCCTTATGAATAAACTCCTCGTATTTCAATCTCTTGTTCTCCAATCAGTCTCATCGTCATCACGCTTAAACCAATCGTGAAGTTCATCAGGACTATCAAATCCTCTTCTACCAAATCTTTCGTGACCCAGACCACCAATATCCATTGAGTTCAGGAAGTCATCCATCTCATCCATATCAGGATTTTCTGCTCTTCTTCTTGCCTGACGAAGTATTGTAGCAGCAGAACGATTTGCTTTCGCAAGTTTCTCTGCCCAAATCATATCTTCCAAACTCACTTCTTCGTGAAGTACAATCTTCTCACAGATTGCTTCCAACCGAAGACGATATTGTGTAGACAACATATCTTTCTCCAGATATAGGGTTATTTATTTTTCATTTCGTCCATTAACTCTTTTGCGAGTTTCATAGAACGACGCCACATTAGATATTTTACCACAGGATTACGTGGATTGTTCAACAACCACCACTTCTGCTTCTCATAGTTAGACTTTGCTAACTTAAGCACATAATAAAAAGCAGCAGCGACACTTTCATCCGTTGCGATGAAGTATGCCACTACTGCGAATACGATAAACCAAGCGTAATAAGTCATCATCTAGGTCTCATAGTTTTATTATTTAACCAAGAAATTGATCCAGACTGGAGACCGATACGCCTTTTGCGGACTTTTGAATGTAGGTTTTGGCGGACTTGTAATTGTTTGCTAGATGAACCTGCTGTCCGTTATGAATAATCATAAATTTTTTACCAAATGGAACAGCAGCCCACATTCCATCTTTAGTTATATAACCTTGTGGATCTGATGGTTTTGGATTTAAGATTCCTGGACGGTCAACAAAGGGTTTTTGAAAATGTTCAGTCATCCGAATACCGCAGTCACACCAACAACTTTAGCACTTGGGTTACGTGCCAGAGCAGTCCGCTTGGCATCATCATAATCACGTGCCTCAACGATCTCATCAAAGACTTTACCGGCGACATAGAGTTGAACTTTGCAACGCATTGGGGGATTCCTCCTTGTGTATGAGTATTATAGCAGATTAGATGGATTTTAGGAAGGAGAGGTCAAAATCTTCAGATTCTCTAAAGTAATCCTTTGTTTCCAGAGCACCCTCCAGTAAATTGTATCCAGTTAGAAAGAAATCGGATAGATCTGGATCGGCACTGGCAGTCATAACAGCACCGGTGTCTTTGAAGTTGTAAAGTTTTGACGATGGTATACAACACATTTTACCTTTTTTTACATCGGTAATAATGAAATAATTTGCCAATTTATCATCATAATCTTTTGCGGCACGACGATTTTTAAGAATCATCCCACGAACTGCCATTTGTGATTTATTTAAAAATTGAGTAATCTTTGACTCATAGGTTGTGTTGTTTGGACCAATTAAATCAACACCAGGAAGATTAACTCGGGTAAGCAGTCCATTGCTATATTCAGCAAGTGCTTTCTCCACAAGTTCTCCTGCTTTTGGATATCTTAGGTTATTATCGGTATAACCTCTGATTGACATCAGAAGTTTAGAGAAACGTTCTAGTTGAAAAGTAGTAAAATCAATCATCGGCGGACCACTGAGATGGCAGGTTGACCCTGACGGAAAACGGTGTCTACGACCGCCTGAACGCTCTTGGCGGTGCTGATGCCCACCTTGTCATAAATGGGCACACAGACCAGTCCAAAGGTCTTCTGGGTGCCTCCCAGACGGATCACCCGCCCGATGCTCTGAGAGATACCAATGTAGTCCATATTCCGCATAAACAGAACTGCTTCCAGACCCTGAACATTGATTCCTTCAGACAGAATGCTGTGATGAAGAACCACAAACTTCTTGGAGGAGTCTTTGCCCCAGGCATTCAGAGTGTCAAAGAACACCTCACGGTTGACCTTCTGACCATCAAGCACAGCACCAGTCTTGGCAGTAATATACATCCAAGAATAACCACGCTCCTTGAGGTCAGAGCAGAAGTCAGACTGTGAAACAAGGTTGACGATTTGTTTGGTGGAACGAGCACAGATCAGGATTTTGTCCAGACCATTATCATCAATAGTCTCCAGTAGGTTAGCAGAGTCACGGTCAGCAATCATCTGCTTGTCCTGAACCATCTCCAGTTGCTTGACCACAACTTTAGGGGGCAGGATGTAACCTTGCTCCACCAGTTCAGGGGCAGGAACATTACAGATGACCTGACCATAAACCTCTGGCATATTCATACCAGGTTTAGAAATAGTGACAGAATGCTTAGGAGTAGCAGTGAAGAAATAGCAGCGGTCAGCAACAGCAGAGAAGTGCTCCGTAGCAGGGAAAAAGTTACGCTGAACAGAGTTGTGTGCCTCATCAAAGTAGATGGTATCAACGTGAATATCTGCTTGCTGAAGACGCTGAAGAGAATTATAAGTAGTGAAGATCAGTTTGTGACCTTGAGTTGCTTCTACCCAAGTACGAATCACATTGGGACGGGTGCTGCTGAAGTGGTGAGTCTCACCACTGTGACAATGGAGAACTTGTGCGTTTGTGATAAACTCAAGAAACTCACTGGACAACTGCTCTGCCAGGATGATGCGCGGGCAGCAGACTACAATCGTCTGAGGAATATCTTTCAGAAACTGACGGATGGCATCAAAGATCATCGTGGGGGTCTTGCCAGCGCCAGTCGGCATGATCAGTTGACCGAGTTGATACTGTTCCATAGCATCAAGACCACGTTGCTGGTGAGGTCGGAGTTCAAACACAGGTCTCATCGCGTATGAAACTATTATAGCAGAA